TGGTTTTGGGTTAGGATTTTCTAATTTAAATAACTCATGTACATGTTCAAATAATTTAAAATTATCTTCAATACTACGAGATGGTTCATATATTTCCCATCCTTTACCTTGCATTTTATCTCCTTTTCCTTCACCACGCTTAGATGATTTTAACCAAATAATACCTACTCTATTAATTTTTTCTTCAAATGTTTCATTCCAAGCTTGAGTGTAAGCAGCTAATTGTAAATCCATTGCTGTATGGATTGAGTTTGAAGTTTTAAGATCTAATAACCATCGTTCACCTTCAATCTCAACAACTAAATCACAAGTACCAGCAAATTTGTACTGGTCTGAGAATAAATGAATTTCACTTTCTATTAATATTGGCTTAACTGTACTCCAGAAATCATGGAATTTTAAAATTAATTTCCAAACATCCATAGAATAATTAGAATATCCTTCTTCATTTAACCATTGGATTTTTTCTCCTTTAAGATATTTCTCAGCTGCGTCATGGACTTGAGTTCCTTCATCAGCAGCTTTTTTAGCTATGATATCTGAATTATGGCCTACGTCTTTTAACCATGTTTCAAAAAATTTACCTTTAGGTAAAAATTGTAATACACTTGTTACAGATGGGTAATAATCATTATTTCTACTATAAAATCGATTATCATTAATACTCACCCGTTTTGAAGTTGGGTCTACATTAAGTATACGAGTTACACTTTTTTTATAAATACTTACATTTTTATCTATCATACTAGTTCTAGTTTTTTCTCAAATAAATTTGAGAAGGTTAATGGTTGAGTGATTTGAATTAATTTAGTAAAGTTTTCAAAACCCATTTCACTTGGATCTTTGTCTTGTAATTCTACTAAATATACTTCTTTACCCTCATTTAATAATTCTTCACAAAATGATAAAGCTTGTTTAATTGCGTCTTTATCTAATGCTATATATATTTTTTGTACCTGTGAGGTAACTAGTTTTTTCTTTAATTTGTCTTGGATGTTTTTACCTAGTAATGGTATTACATTACGTTTAATAGCCATCATATCAAATGGTCCTTCACATAAAATAATAGGTACATTCCAGTTTATGAAAAATTCAAACGGGACAATATTTCTTGATACATTTGGATTCTTATATTTGGATCTAGAAAATTCTTCAAATCCTCTAGAGGTAAAATAATTTAAATTACCTTTTTCATCATATGAAGGTATAATAACCATATTAGAATAATGTCCATGTTCACAATAACCAATATTGTATTTTAGGATATCATATTTAGTAATACCACGGCGTTTTAGGTAAGCTAAAGCGCGTCTACCAATGAGATTATTGGCTGTCACATCAATTAGCGGAATAAATTCTTCAGGTAATTTAACCTGCTCTAAATTAACATCTATATGTTCTGATTTAGAAGTGCCTACTAAAGAATATAATGCTTGAAGTTTATCAGGTGTAGTTTCTAGATGTTTAAATAAACGTGATAATTTTCTGCCTTTAGTGTTGCATACCCAACAATGCCATGGATTGTCACCTTTAGCATTAGTATCCATGTTAACTTCAAGTTTAGGCTTATGATGTTTACAGAACGGACAAGTATATGCTCGGTTATTTTTAGAGGTATTTTTACCTTTACCTAAAACAGAATCTACTAAAGTCACTAATAACTGATTTACCATACACTATAATGTATGTAAAAGAGCATTAGGGGCAAAGTCTTTCTTGAAAAACTTGCCTAGTACATTATCATTATAGCTGTTCACAAATAGAACATTATACTTACATTGGTAAGCTGTTTCCCAATAAGTTAGTTCTTTTTTGGTTCTTACCATTTTAATAATTTTTCTAGTAAATGCTAAGTTACCGCTTGTTTTTATTTCTTCTAATATTTCTTTATTAGAGCCCCAATATGTAGCCCAATCAGATTCTTTTTGTACTCTTTTAGTAGTTGCTTTTCTACCAGGACCTGACTGTTCAGCTAGTTCTTTTTTAGTGAGTTTTTTCTTTATATTATGGTAAAGACTTTTTTTACCAATATAAAATTTACCTGTTATTGTGTTTTTAATTTCATATATGAAACCAAAACAACCTTGTGGGAAATCTTCTATTGTTTTAAATTCTTTGACTTCCACATTTTCATACCAAAACCAATTATTCATATTTTAAAAATTTAAGCCTATTTGCATTAATAGTTCGTTATTGAAGTTTTTATTATATGGTCTAGGGAGTTTAGCTGTCGCCATTAACTCATTATTATCATTATATAAACCAACAGTTGTAATATACGTTTGAGGATTTTGATACCAATCTTGATGTATTATTTTTCCTGAGCTACCTGAAATAAAACTTGGGTTTGTTGAATAATTATATTGATTGTTTCTAGCTCTTATAAAAACATGGTTAGTTGGGGTTGGATTTGAAGTACTAAGAGTAAAATTAGTACTAGTAGCAGCTGCAAGAATTAACCCAACATCAGGGAGAAAAAGACCTAATGATGCTCCAGTACCATAACCTAATATATAATTACCATTAACAAAAGGAGCAGGTTTTAAATCATAAGCTCTACCACAATTCAAAATTCTAGGGGAAGTTATATTACTATTATCTGTAAGATTTCCTAATTTTATGCTACCTGGTTTGAGGGGGAGGGGGATGTTTTTAGATACAGCTATAATAGCAAAGGATGGTTGAGCTGCGCCACCCCATGTGATATCAGCATTAACATCTCCTACTACTATATTACGAATAGCTCCATAAACTACTTGTTGATAAGCATTACCATTTTTATTAGCACCTGTTCTACTATATTGTATATTAGCAGGATTTCCAATAGAATAATTAATGACATCTCCTTGGGTGTTATTTACAATATATGATACAGTCTGTTGATCAAATGTAGGTGATACTACAGGATTACCATTAGCATCTCTCCAACATGATATAGAGAGATCATCATTACTAAAAACAAAATCTGCAGGGGCTATTCTTGTTAATGACATATTACTTATCCATATTAATAACTATATTCATATCAACTGTTCTGCTTGTAGGTATAGGTTGAGCTAATTTACCTACAGCTAATAACTCATTATTTGTGTTATAAAGTCCTACTGATGTAATATATGGAGAGAAAGCAGAGCCTGTTACAAAATCAACTACATCTCCACTAGTGTTAACAGGTGTTCCATTTGAATTTACAGGGTTAGTAAACTCAGATCCTGATAGTAAGGTTGGGTTTAAAGAGTAATTGAATTCATCTGGTCTGATAGTACATTTATATTGGGTTTCATAGATTGTAGTAGCAGATTGGAAAGTCACTGTATAAGTTCCAGGGGCGTCATTAGCAGCATTTTGATCAGTAATAATTATAATACCATGAGAATAAATTATATTTCCAAAATATGGAGATGTTCCTACTTCTCCTATATTGCCATTACCATCATCTATTAAATCACCACCTATATCAGTGTAAACATTACCTGGGGCTATATAATCTCCAAATAATGATTGAGGTATAATACCTACCGCAATTACATCATTTGCTCCTGTAGGGAAGTTTTTAATAGGATATAAACCACTTTGTAAATAATTGTCATATCTACTATTAACATTAGCTGTTTGGCTACCTTCAATTATATTACCTTGACTATCAACTACAATATATGGTTGAGGGTCATTAGCTAAAGTATTACTATAATATAATTGTTTTATAGAAGCATATACTAATGAGGCAGAAGGCCAAGGAGTTGGATTCGCTTCATCATTAACAGAACCATAAGTTGTGTTTTTGCCTTTAATAAATGTAATATTCCTAGAAGTAGTTGGACCATATACTACTAATGGAGATACAATTATATCTTGTGATGTTAATGATTTGAAGGCACCCATTCATTTAGAAATCTAATTTAACACGAACTAAAGCTTCTTTAGTAAAGTCTTTTTTAAGTGGTTTTGATAATTTAGCTACTGCTAACAATTCATTATTATCATTATACATTCCTATAGATGTGACATATGTTACTGGGTTTTGTATAAAGTCATTGTATAAAATTGATCCTGCACTAGCAGAAACTGAAAAACTAGGATTTACTGAGTAGTTAAATTCAGCGTTTCTTGCTCTACAGAATATAAAGTCTGAGGTTACTGTTTCTTCACTTTGAAGAAAAAATCTAGTCATTCTACCTTCAAGAGTAACAGCATCGTTACCATTATTATTAAATTGACGTAATGGTGCTGATCCACCAATAGCATATGGGTTTAAGATTATAACTCCAACATCAGGATATAAATAACCATATACTCCATTAGTTGATCCAGCAGGCATTACTCCATCTCCAAAACTACCAGAACCTAAAGTATATCTTCTTCCAGCATTTGTATATTCAACTGTTGGGGTTATAGAGCTATTATCTGTTATAAGAGGAGTAAGTGATGATAGTTGAAGTTGAAAACTACCAGGTTTAATTGTTTGTTTGTAACGGGCTCTATTAACTACTATAGCTAAGAAAGTTTGATTATTAGTAACAGGACCTCCATAATTGAAACCTGCGTTTTCGTCTTCCCCGAATAATAAATTCATAAATTGTCCATAAACTGTTCTAGAAGGTGATAAACCAGGAATACTACTATTATATAAAAAAGATCCTGATCCTTTTAAGTCACCATAAGCTATGGCAAATTGAGCTTCTGCTAATGGATTTGATTCAACTAAATTATAAACATTAGTATAATACTGGCCACTAGGTCCTCCAGTTTGACTAGCATGAGTAACCATAGTAGCACTTGTTAAAGAAGCTGAGTAGTTTGACCAAGCTGGGGCTGCTATAGAATCAGCACTGACTAAAAAATCTTCAGGATCTAATCTTTTAAATGACATATTTTAATAGATTAACAATTATTTGTATTTTTATTTAATTGTACTGGAATTACTATTCTAGCACCGCTATCTCTACCGACAACAATTAATGATGTTGATAATTGAGTTACACCTTCAGGGAATAAAGCATTTGTTGTAGTAGCAGTCATATTAATAGTAGTACCAACTACAGTTTTAGAAACCGCTGCTCCTAAAGTTGTTGTTGAATTTAATGCTGTAGCTTGGGCTGTATTAATACCTACACCATTAAAATTACTTAATAGACGTACATCTCCAATAGTGGCTACATATCCTGATGATTCGTATGTTTGAGTACCACCTAAATAATTAAGTGTTTGAGGTGTGATAGCAATTGAAGCCCCTTGATATAATGAAATAACTTGATATCCCAAATCCAAAATAGGTAATTTAGAAGTACCTCTAGGGAGAGTAGTAAGTAAATATTTCATTGCTTGTGTCTCATCAGGAAACGCTTCTAATAAAGGCATATTATCAATAGCAGCTCCATAAAATGATGATCCAAGAGGATTATCTGGGTCCCACATTGTGTAGTCAATTTCATCATCCGCTAAGGCAAATTGTGTGATTCTAAAAGAACCATCATTTCTAGCTAACAATTCTCTACCTTTTCTTGTTAAAATAGCATCAACTGTAACTATTGAATTATTAAGATATCCCATTTTTTATAGATTATTTTATTATAAATATTATAGATTTAAAAATCTAACTTAACACGTATTAAAGCCTCTGTAGTAAAATCTTTTTTAAGCGGTTTTGATAACTTAGCTACAGCTATTAACTCTTGATTTTCATTATATAACCCAACAGAGGTGATATATGTTGGAGGAGTCTCTACAAAATCATTAAGTGTGACATCACTTGAACCTGTTATATTTCTAGTAGAGGAAATAAAATTATTTTGAGTTGAAAAATTAAACTCATGATTTCTAGCTCTACAAAATATATAATTTGATGATACTGTTTCTTGGCTTAAAAGAGAAAATTCAGTAAAAAAACGCACTAATTTAGCTGGGTTATTATCATTTGTATTAGAATTACTACCGAATGAGGGTTGAAGAGTTAGTGGATTTAGGATTATAATTCCTACGTCTGGGTATATGTATCCGAATTTTATTTTACCTCCGTAAGGTGTTCCTCTTCCTACACGGGTACCTGCTCCTAAATCATATCTTCTTCCAGCTGCTGTGTAATCAGATGATGAGACTATGAGACTATTATCTGTTATAAAAGAATTAGGGTTTAATGTTGGAAATCCGGCGAACCCAGAAAAAAAGAGAGAATTTATTATACCTTTAATTTTAATACTGCCAGGTAAAATAGATTGTTTATAATTAGCTCTATTTATAGTAATAACAATAAATTCATTTGAAGATAATTTTCCTTCTCCAAAATTAAAAGTAGTATTTTCATCTTCTCCTAATAATAAATTTATAAATTGTCCATAAACTGTTCTAGTAGGAGATACTCCTGGATTAAGAGGATTATACCATAATGATCCAGATCCATCAATATCTCCGTAAGCTATTGAAAATTGAATTTTAGGGCTACCAGGGAGATTAGGGTTAGAATTATATACATCAGTATAATATTGGGCAGTGTTAGTACCTTGTTGTATACT